CCCTTACGAGGAAGCCCAGCGCCGCCCCGATGCAAACGATCGCTCCATACACAGCGATGCCTCGCGTTCGGCTGCGATAGTCCGTCTCGTAGCTCATGCTTGGTTACCTCGTGGCCTGAATGAGCCACAAAGGTGCACGATCGTACCCATGTCTGCAATTGGGCGGAAGCGGATGACCACTTAGGCACGATACGTCTTTGATTGAGCTAGCTGTCGAACGCTGCCTGCCTGGGGTATCGTTGGGGTACATCGTGGCATAGCCTGCCCGCAAATCGCAGGTTTCTGCGGGGTGTGATCGGCTGCGGCGGAGGGTGTATCCGCCGCAGCCGGTTAGAATTACATAGCTTATGCCCGGGAGGCGGTTGCATCCAGGTGAAGATATCGGCTGTTGAAACCCGCCTCGGAAACCAATGCCCCCCAATCAGGAATTGTCACGCCTCGCTTGCTATGGCCGATCAAGCCGTCCTGCACGAGGGCCTTGATGGTCCGGTTGATATGAACAGGCGTCAAGCCGAGGGCATCTCCCATTTGCTCCTGGGTCATGGGTAGTTCGTATGGCTGACCATGCGGTAAGCCTCGCTTGTCGAGTCTGTAGGCAAACTCGCAGAGAAAATGAGCAGTACGGGTGCGTGCATCGCGGCGCCCGATATTCAGTGTCCATTCCCGCGACATTGATAGTTCAACGATTGTCAATGCGAACAACGCGTGTGCCACGGAAGGTCGTTCAGATACTAGCGTACGCAGTGCGTCATGCGATATCGTAGCAACCTCACAACGTATTAGAGACTGTACGTTACTGTCTGCAGTAGAGAGATGCAGCTGCTGCAGGTCGTATACTTCACCCGCGATAAGTATCGAAACAATCTGCCGGTGGCCGTCCGAGTTGATTTTATGGCGGTAGGCAAACCCAGATACCAGCATACTGCACCGGTCAGGCTTGTCGCCCTCGCGAAGAAGATAGCTTCCGGTATCGTAGGATCGTAAGTCGTAAGGAAGATCAAGTAGCCCGAGCCGATCCTCAGCCGAAAGCGGCGCATGAAGCGCAAGCTTTTCAACCAGTCCAAGTAGTGGACTGATGCTGCCTAATTTCATTCGCAATCCCTCAAAAATGCAGGGCAGGATTGCGCGCATTTGACCGTAAGGCAGATATCTCATGCCGTTAACGTCGGTACCACGCTAAGTAATTAGGTGCAACCACCGTTAACAATTGTTAATACGAGCGATAAGGCCTTGAGGTGGGATATTGATCATTTATAATATCTCGTCTCCAACATATGATAGCTCTCGGTAGCGACGGTGGAGGGGGACACCGCCGCAAAACAAACTTGAATAGGGTAATACAGTGCAATTTCGTGTGATCGTAGCTGGAGAGAACGCCGTTTATGTCCATACAAGAACCACGGCTTTAACCGCTGGAGACAGGTTTAAGATCGCTTCCGACAGCCCCGAGGAGGTCCGCGTCCGGCATTTCGCATTCGATCCTGTTGGTTCCGACAGCCCTGAGATGCTGATCATCGCGGACCGGCTCATATAACGATCCACCCAACTGCCTGCGGCGGAGGGGACCTCCGCCGCAACCGTCCGTACTTTGAACTGGGAAGCTCCATAAGTGCGTTAGGCCTATTGGAAGCGACGTTAAGCCGCTGAACAGGAATCCCCCGTAGACGATCAGGAATGCGAAAATGGTCGTTCCTGACCGGCATGTTTGGCTTGCCGGTACTCCTGGTCCTCGTGGTGATCGGCTACCTTACGCCGTCCTACGTACCGAGCCGATCCCTCAACAGTGCGGCAGCCTCAACCACCTCGATTGATGTGGCGCAAAGGCGTATCATCGCTAGCTTCGTGGGCCGGTGTCGCTGGGGGCTGGCGCTCAATCAGCAGTTGCTGAACCGAGACGTCACGCTTTACTCATGGGAGAACGACACAGGAATTCTGGCGAGGACTGTCATAGCCTGCATGCCGGGAAAGCCTTGTTCGGTCACCGCGCAAGCGCTCCTGGCGCAACCCTCGTTTTCACGCGCCGATGGCTCGCGGCAGCCAGTACGATTCGGGGGCTGTGGCAGGGTAACGCCGGATTGGCTTAACGACGCAGCCGAATGAGCGGGTAACGCCCCGGATCAGTTGCTCTCGCAGTTTTGATCAGCGCAAGCCTCTACCTTTGCTGGCGTGACAGGCCGATTCACCCTATGTTCCTCGGGGGATTGGCGGGGAACTAATGGGCGTATATTCGGAGATACTGCCGAGCCGAAAGCAGCAGGCGCTGGACTTCATATCTGGTTATATTCTCGAGCATGGCCGTAGTCCCGCAATGCGCGAGATTGCGCTGGCGTTAGACGTAAGCGACACGCGAGCGAAGGCGCTCGTGAAGAAGCTGGCGTTCGAGAAAATGATCGAGCGCGCAGCCGGCGCGCAACGGGCTATCACCGTGCCCGGGTTGCTCGAGCGGCAGCTGATCGAGCGGATGCGCCAGCTGGGCGTCGTCGTGAACGAGGATTTCGCGAACGCCGATTGCGCGCGGCCGTTACCACAAGGTCATCTCCCGCTCGTGGCGATCCTTGAGCATATCCCTGACGTCGACGCCGGGGATATCCATGCCACACCTACCTACTGACCAGGCAGCGCCTGCTTTCACAACCGAACGCGAGCAACAGCGCGTAGCGCACCTGGTGCTTGGCGAACCGCGTCCGAAACCGAAGGGCGCGAACCGGCGCAAGAAAGGCAAGACGCCGGCGACGGTGACGCTCGTGCCTGGCATCGAGGAGCGCGTGCAGCTGCGCGAGCGCTGGTCGCACAAGACAAACGGCACGGCTGAGACGCACGAACACGCTGCTGCGCAAGCGCGACGTGAGGGTTCGCTCGCCCGCCTCGTCGGTACCGGCGCGATCGATGCACATCAGCTCGCTGCGGCGGATCAGATCGCGGAGGCGTACCATTCCATCACAGGCGAAGTTGCGGTGCGCACTGCGAACTTGGAACCGCGCAGCTTGGGCGGTGGTCCGCACAGCGCTTCACACGCGCCAATCGCTGCCGTGATTCGGGAGCGCGCATACGCCCGTTGGCGTGAGGCGGTCGCTCCGCACGGCGCGATGCTGCTCGCGATCATCGTCGACGATATGGCGCTGACGACAGCCGCGCGGGACTGGCGGCTTTCCAACCGACGGGCCCGATCGCTGCTGGTATCGGCGCTAGACAGCTGGAAGCGCTGCTAGCCAGTTATCCCGCATAACGACCGCGATCATATGCGCCCTGTTACGAGTCCGGGTCTTCAGACGTACGTTTTCGATGTGGCGCTCAACGGTACACGGCGCGATGCTAAGCTCTTGAGCGACCTCTTTGGCCGAGCGCCCTCTAGCGACAAGTCGGAACACTTCTTCTTCGCGAACGGTCAAATGTGGGATTACAGAATATTGCATTTCGTCCCCCCAATTCATCGCCAAGGGCGGCTAGAAAATTAGCAGCCCTCGCCCCCGCGACGCAGCCATTGTGCGCGCGCCTTATTCACAGATCGTCGGCAACTGGCACGAACTAGCAGGATTAAATCCATTCCCGATTCGCGCGTTGTTAAGATGCCACGTTACCAAATATTAATAAATCCGGCACGGACCTAATCTCGTGTGTTAAATGTACAATGGCGATTTGGCTGACCCAATCTGAACGTCGCTAGGCGTATCCATATGGGACCAGAAGGCTTCCCTATCTGATAGAGGGCGTGGCCGGATTTTGGGGGTGACCTTTGGGGAACTTCCCACAAGGTCACCTCCCCAAACGGTCACGTAACTCGCAAATCGACCCCGCCACAGCTGTATCCGCTGGACGCCGCCCGCCCCCCTTTGTGCGTGCGTCCTACGTGAGGGGATATCTGATATGCGTCACGATGTTCCCCGATCCGGTGCAGTGGCCGCCCAGTCGAACTCGAACCTGGCCGATCAGCTCGAACGCATCACACCGCGGTTCGATGAGCTGACCCAACGAGTGCGACTGGGCGTTGTATCATCGGACGATTACAACGTCCTCGAGGAGCAGGCGCAGGGCATCGCCCGCGACCTGCTCACCGCCTTCCGGGGCAGCGTCACCCGCGCTGTCCGGCCCCCCCTCTATGTCAGTGCCGATGGCACGAAGGCCGGTTGGTGATGGCAATCCCTCGCGAAGCGATTCAGCGCGCGGTCGACGCCGGTCATCCGGATCATGCCCTGGTCGGCGTCCCGGTGAGCCTATTGCGCGAGATCCTCAGCATCCTCCCGGTCGCGACGATCGCCGCGCGCGTCGCGCCACCCGCCAACCAGGGCGCACCAGCATGAGCACCGCCAAGCACCCCGCCGCGGTCGACGTAGCCGGCACCCCGTATCTTCGTGACGCCAAGGGCAGCCTGGTCCCGCTCGCCGCGGTCAAGCCGGTCGACCTGCTCATGGACGAAACGGTGCGTGCCATCCTGACCGATGCGCGCGAACTGTCCGCCCTCATTGCCGCGTTCAAGGCGCGGACGTTCGAGCGCGTCGGCGCGTTCCAAGCGCTGCTCGCGCAGGAGTACGGCACGACCGTCGGCGGGAAGAAGGGCAACATCACGCTGCTCACCTTCGACGGCCGCGAGCGCGCCCAGGTGCAGGTCGCGGACCTGCTTGAGTTCGGCCCCGAGCTGCAGGCCGCCAAGCTGCTGATCGACGAGTGCCTCATGGGCTGGGCAGGCGGCACGCCGGTCGAGCTGCAGGCCGTGGTCAACGGCGTGTTCCAGGTGGACAAGGAAGGGCAGATCAACCGTGCCGAACTGTTCCGCCTGCTCCGCCTCGATATCACCGACGTCCGCTGGTTGAGCGCGATGGAGGCGATCAAGGACTCGATCCGCGTCATCGGCTCGCGCACCTACGTCCGCTTCTACGACCGGCCAGCGCACGACGCGCCGTGGCATCCGGTCACCATCGACTTGGCATCCGCGTAACCACCGTGGGGAAGCTCAAGGCCGTCGGCAGCACGCTCACCAGGCTCAAGCCGACGATGGGCTCCCTTGCGCCCGTCGAGCGCAGCGCCGACGCCGACCGCCGCCTCTTCAAGCCCTGGCACAAGTGGTACAAGTCGGCGCGCTGGCGTGCGCTGCGCGTGCTCGTGTTCACCCGCGACCTTTACACCTGCCAATGGCCTGGCTGCGGCTTCACCTCGGCCGACACGTCGCGCCTGGTGGCGGACCATTGCGAACCGCACCGCGGCGACGAGCGCCTCTTTTGGCTGTTCGCCAACCTGCAGACGCTCTGCAAACCGTGCCACGACAGTCGCAAGCAGCGGGCGGAACGCGCAGCGCTCCTAGCCTGATCGCGCGGGGCAGGGGGGTGGGTCGATCCCTAATGGGGCCCGACCCGCTGGACCCCTATGGCTCCCACGCGGAGATTTTTTCCTCCTGGGTGGGGCCGGGTGCGTACTTTGGTGGCGGGGTGCTGGTCGATGGCAGTTCGCAAATCACCTGACGAGTGGGCGCAAATCGAGCGCGAATACTTGTCGAGCGACGACTCGATCCGGGAAATAGCTGACCGTTACGCAATATCCGAAGCGGCTATTCGTAAGCGCGCAAAGGCAAAAGGCTGGGAACGGCCGGTCCGCAAGCGCGAACCGGTGCGCACTTTGCTTCCCGCGCCGCGCGCCGTGCAGGCGGTGCCGGTCGAGCCGTCCGAGCCTATCGATGCCGCCACGATCGCCGAGAACGGCCGCCAGCTGGCCGCCCGCATGCTCGACGAGCTCGACGCGATGACGAGCTACCAGGGCGAACTCGAGGAGGCGATCGAGATCATGACCGCCAACGACGAGGACGAGAACCGGCGCAACGCGATGATGAAGGCGGTGTCGTTGCCGGCGCGATCGCAGATCCTCAAGAACCTCGCCAGCTCGCTCAAGACGATCAACGAGGCGGGCGCGCCGGCCAAGGGCAAGAAGGCGCAGGCGCAGGATCGCGCAACGGCAGTCGGGCGTAAGTTCGGCACGATCGGCGCGCCGACGCGGACGATCAATTGACCGTTCCCACCTGGTCGACGGCGTGCCTCGACTGGAAACGACGGATCCGCGATCGCCGCACCCTCATCCCGTTCACGCCGCTGTTTCCTGCCTCGGCCGAGGCGAAGATGGCGGTCTTCTGCGCGCTCAAGATCGCAGATCTCGGCATCAACCCGGCAACGGGGGAGACGTGGACGATCGGCGAGAGCGCCGACGAATGGCTGCTCGACTTCGCGGCTGCGATCTTCGGCGCGTACAACGCGGAAACCGGCGAGCAGCTGATCCGCGAGGGCCTGCTGCTGGTGTCGAAGAAGAACACCAAATCGACGATCGCGGCCGGGATCATGCTGACCGAGCTGATCTGCGGCTGGCGGCCGTCGGACGAGAACCTGATCCTGGCGCCGACGATCGAGGTGGCGGGGAACAGCTTCAAGCCGGCCTGCGACATGATCCGCGCGGACGAGGAGCTGGATGACCTGCTCCATATCCAGGAGCATGTCCGCCTCATCACCAACCGCGACACCAAGGCGACCCTGAAGGTCGTCGCGGCCGACGCGGCGACGGTGTCGGGCAAGAAGGCCAGCCGCGTGCTCGTCGACGAGCTATGGCTGTTCGGGAAGAAGGCCAACGCGGACTCGATGCTGCGCGAGGCGGCCGGCGGCCAGGTGTCGCGTCCGGAGGGTTATACGCTCTACCTGACGACGCAGTCGGACGAGCCGCCCGCCGGCGTGTTCAAGGAGAAGCTGGCCTATGCCCGCGACGTCCGCGACGGCAAGGTCACCAACAACGAGTTCCTGCCGGTCCTCTACGAATTCCCCGACGAGATGCTCGCCGCGGACGAGCATCTGGATCCGGCCAATTTCTACATCACCAACCCGAACCTCGGCCGGTCGGTCAGCCTGAAATGGCTGGTCGCGCAGTACAGCCAGATCGAGAACGCGGAGGACGGCACCAAGCAGGTTTTCTACGCCAAGCACCTGAACGTCGAGATCGGCGTCGGGCTGCGGCATGATGCCTGGATCGGTGCGTTCTATTGGGCGCAGGCGCAGGCGGACGTCGAATTGTGGGACGGCTCGCTCGAGGGGTTCCTCGAGCTGGTCGAGGTCGCCGTCGCCGGCATCGATGGCGGCGGGCTCGACGATCTGTTCGGCCTGGCGCTGCTCGGCCGGCTGAAGTCGGATCCGCGCATTTGGCTGATGTGGAACCGGGCCTGGGCACACCTCGACGTATTCGATCGCCGCAAGGATATCGTCAGCAAGCTGCACGATTTCATCGCCGAGAAGACGCTGGTCCGTTGTGACGAGCCGACGCAGGACCTGGTCGAGGTCGCGGATCTGCTCGAGCAGGTGAAGGATGCCGGACTGTTCCCGGACGAGGCCGCAATCGGGCTGGATCCGCAAGGCGTTGCCGCCCTGGTCGACGAGCTGTCCGGCCGCGGCTTCACCGCCGAGCAGATGGTCGCAGTGCCGCAGGGGTTTCGCCTCACCGGCGCGATCAAGGGCACCGAGCGCAAGCTGAAGGACGGCACCATGAAGCATGCCGGCCAGCGGATGATGAACTGGTGCGTCGGCAACGCGAAGGTCGAGCCGCGCGGTAGCGCCATCCTGATCACCAAGCAGGTGTCGGGGACGGCGAAGATCGATCCGCTGCTGGCGGGCTTCAATGCCGTGGTGCTGATGACGCGCAATCCGCGGACGAACACCTTCGAATATACGGGGATCTGAGCATGTCGATCAGCGGATATCAGCTGTCGCCACGCGCGGCAGAAGCCGAAGCCCGTCGCAACGGCGCCACGTCGGCCGACCAGACCGCGCCGTCCGTCCAGGCCAGCGCGGACGGCATAAACGACCCCGGCGGGTTTACCTTCCTCAACCTGCTGGGCGGCACGCGCGGCGCGCCGATCGGCGAGCATGCCGCGCTGTCATCGCCCGCGGTGCTGCGCGCGCTCGAGGTGCTGACCGGGCTCTTCGCAATGGCGCCGCTGATCTATTATCGATCGGAAGGGACGGGCAAGGTGCGCGTCGACGACGCACCGCCGGCAATGATGCTCCGGACGCGCACGAACGACGTCCAGAACGCCTTCCTGTTCAAGGAGCTGATGCTCGGCGATCTGATCATGACCGGCAAATTCGCCGGATATGTTCACCGCGACGGCCTCTACCGTGCCAGCAAGCTTTCGCGCGTGGATCCGCACGGGATCTCGCCGGTGTCGAGCTGGGACAAGACCGACGGGCTCGAGGTCTTTTACGATACGCACCTGCCCGATGGCACGTTCGAGCGGCTGACGCGCAACGATGTGTGGTTCATCCCGGGTTTCTCGCGCGACGGCCTGGTCGGTATCGATCGGCTGAAGCTGCTGCAAGACACGCTGCAGGCAGCCGCGGCGACGTCGGCCTTCGCCGCGCGCTTCTGGGAGAACAACGCGCAGCCGTCGACGATCCTGACCTCCAAGTCGAAGATGGAGGCGGCGGACAAGACCAAGCTCAAGACCGACTGGCAGAGTCGCTTCTCCGGACCGAAGAACGCCGGCGCCGTCGCCGTGCTCGATCAGGAGATGGACGCCAAGTTCCTCGCGCATGACAACGCGAAGAGCCAGTATGTCGAGGTCCGCGGCTTCTACGTCGTCGAAATCGCGCGCGCGTTCGGCGTGCCCCCGCATGTCGTGTTCGAGCTGAGCCGCGCGACATTTTCGAACATCGAGCAGCAAAGCCTCGAGCTGATCCTGTATTCGATGATGGGCCATTTCGAGCGCGTCGCCGCGGCCGCAACGCACCAGTTCGCCGAGCCCGGTCACTTCTTCGAGTTCCTGCCCGACGCCCTGCTGAAGGGCGATATCAAGAGCCGGTATGAGGCCTATTCGATCGCGATCGATAAGGGCGTGCTCAATCCGGACGAGGTCCGCAGCCTCGAGAACCGCAACAAGCGACCAGGCGGTGATAAGTATCGCGTCGGCTCCGGCTCGCAGATCGAGGGCGAGCAGGCGTCAGCGCCGGGCAAGTTGCCGCCCCCCCCAAACAGTGAGGACCAGTAATGAACGACCGTATCCTAGCGGCCATTCGGTCCGTGCCCTGGGCGATCATGCCCGGTTACCTCGAGGCGATCGAGGCGATGGCGATCCGCGCGCTCGACCATCCGGCTGTCCAGGCGGTCGCCGAGGACGGTCACGTCGAGCGGCACTTCGAGGCGATCGCGCAAATGGGCGAACGCGCGGCCGGCACGCGATCGGCAGCGATCCGCGACGGCGTCGGCGCGCTGCCGATCTTCGGCCCGATCCTGCCGCGCGCAGCGATGATGAACCCGTCGGGTGGCGGTGCGGTCGCGCTCGATCTGCTCGCAGCCGACTTCCGCGTCCTTCAGGCCGACACGGCCGTCCGCAAGATCCTGCTCGTGGTCGACAGCCCGGGCGGTGTTACCACCGACATCGCGCAGTTCGCGCGCATGGTCGCGCAGTCGCCCAAGCCGGTCTTCGCGCACGTCACCGGCATGGGTTGCTCCGCCGCCTACTGGATCATCAGCCAGGCCAACCAGATCTCGATCGACGCGACCGCGATGGTCGGCTCGATCGGCGTCATGATGGGCGGCAGCGTCCAGGAGAACCCCGACCAGGCCGGCCGGCGCGATATCGCGATCGTCAGCAAGAACGCGCCGAACAAGCGCCCCGATCTCACCACCGAGGAGGGGCGCGCGGTGATCAGCGGGACGGTCGACGCGCTCGAGGACGTGTTCATCGCGGCAGTCGCGCGCGGCCGCGGTGTCACCGAGGCGGTTGTCCGCAGCGATTTCGGCCAGGGCGGCGTGCTCGCCGGCGGTCCGGCGGTGAAAGCTGGCATGGCTGACCGCGTCGAGGCTGACGGCCTGGACGGCGCGATCCGCCGCCTTTCGACCCGCACTTCCTCCACCCGGCGCACGGCCGCGGAGAACAACCTGAAGCTTGCGCACGCCCGCGCCGGCCTCTGAAACCCCAGGAGACCTACCTATGCGCATCACCGCGCTCAAGACGAGCCTTGCCGGCGTTCTCGCGGCAGCCGAGCTGATCATGACCACCGCGACCGCCGATGGCGATCGCGACCTCTCGGCCGAAGAACAGGTTGAATTCGATGCCAAGATGACCGAGGCGGCCGGCCTGCAGACGAAGATCGGCCGCGAAGAGCAGGTCCTCAAGCTGAAGGCGTCGACCGCCGCGCCGATCGTCGTCGGCACGCCCGCCGGCGGTCCTGGTACGGTACCGGCAACGCCTGCCGCGCAGCTCCCCGCGGGCACGATGTTCACGCGCATCACCATGTCGCTCGCAGCCTGCAACATGGACCAGCGCGCCGCGGCCGACCACGCCGAGCAGCTCTGGGGGACCGAGACCGGCCAGATCGTCGCCAACCAGGAGCAGTCGACCAATGTGAAGGGCGGCTTCCTGGTCAACACCGCCTACAGCGCCGACTTCATCGACCTGCTGCGCCCCCGCGTCGTCGTCCGCCGCCTCGGCGCGCGCTCGATCCCGATGCCCGAGGGCAACCTCAGCATGCGCAAAAAGACGCAGGGCACGACCGCGGGCTATGTCGGCGAACGTCAGCCGGCGCCGACGACCGACGTGCAGGTCGGCATGATGTCGATGTCGGCAAAGACGCTCCGCGCGCTTGTGCCGATCACCAACCAGCTGATCCGCCGCGCCTCGATCGGCGTGGTGCAGATGGTGCGCGACGATCTGCTCGAGGGCGTGGCGGTCAAGGAAGACGCCGTGTTCATCCGCAACACCGGCGACACGCTCACGCCGAACGGCCTGGCCGCACTGATGCCCGCGGGCAACAAGATCGCGATCACCGCCGGCGGGACGCTGGAGTCGGTCACCAACGACCTGATGAAGGTTCGTCTGCGGGTCATCAACGCCAACGTGCCGATGATCAGCTGCGGCTGGATCATGAGCCCGCGCTCGAAGATGTTCCTCGAGACGCTGCGCGACGGCAACGGAAACCTGGCGTTCCCCGAGGTCGGCGCGAGCGGTACGCTGTACGGCTATCCGATCGGCATGACGACGTCGGTGCCGGACAATCTCGGCGCAGGCGGCAACGAGTCGGAGATCTACTTCGGCGACTTCTCGCAGCTGCTGATCGGCGACACCGAGGCGGTGACGATCGCGAGCTCGGACACCGCGGCATACGACGATGCCGGCACGATCCGCTCGGCGTTCTCGAACGACGAGACCGTGGTTCGCCTCATCGCCGAGCACGACACTGGTACCCGGTACGCAGCCGCGTTCTCGATGCTCACCGGCGTCACCTGGGGCGGCTGATCCGCTCGCCGCCTGACCGCCACCAACGACAACCAACCTCACCTCGGGCGGCTTCGGCCGCCCGAGGTGCATCTGGAGACTGAGCATGACCGTCAAATTCAACCATTCGCACTCCGTCGGCGCGCACTACAACAAGGGCGACGTCGCGACGTTCGAACCCGAGGTCGAGAAGGACCTGATCGAGCGCAAGATCGCCGACAAGCACACGTCGGCGAAGACCGCAGATAAGCCGGCGGCCTAAGCGATGGTCGACGTGGCGGCGATCGATGGCGGCGTGCTGACGATCGCCGCTGCGCGCAACTTCCTGCGCGTTGGTACCAGCGTCGACGCGCAGGTCCTCGAGCTGCTGCCGGCAGCGCAGGGACGCATCGAGAGCTTTCTCGGCCGCAACGAGCTGGTCGGTGCGACCGGCTGGCCCACGGCCGACCAGGTGCCGGCGATCGTCGTGCATTGCGTAAAGCTGGCGCTGTCGGACCTGTACGTGAATCGTGAAGGGCCGCAGCTGACCGACGACCAGCTCCGCCCGATCATCGGCCGGTACATGGCGGTGTCGGTCGCATGATCGTCGTTCGCCCGGGCGAGCTTGAGCACTTCGTGCGGCTCGAGCGCCGGATCGAGAGCACCGACTTCGGCAGTGCCGGCAGCGAAACCTGGCAGCTGGTCGACGAGATCTGGATCGGTATCCGCGATTCACTGCCGAGCCGCGGCGAGCGGACCGAGGGCGGCTTCACGACGTCGACGCGGCCGGCGCGGGTGCGCATGTATTGGCGCGACGACGTCGAGACCGGCATGCGCCTGGTCGAAGGCAGTCGGATCATGCAAATCGTGTCGGGCCCGGCCGAGCTTGGGCGCCGCGGCGGCCTCGAGCTGATGGTCGAGGATTACAACCCGGGCACGGTTCCCGCCTGATGCCGACGGTACGCGGCGGTGCAGCAGTCCGGCGCTACATAGCGCAGCTGCCGTCCGAGCTGGAAAGGAAGGTCCTGCGCGGTGCCGCGCGCGCCGGCGGCCGGATCATCCTCGACGACGCGAAGGACCGGTCGATCTCGTCGGACGTCGACGAGGCGCTGGTGATGCGCACCAAGGCGGAAGCCGGCCGCATCACGGTCAAGATCACGGTCCGCAAGGGCTGGGGCCGCGCGATTGCCAACTGGCTCGAATACGGCACCGACGCGCATTTCATCTCGATCGCGAAGGACGAGCGCGGCGGGAAGAGCGTTGCCCGGATCAACGCGACGACCAAGCGGTCGATGATCATCGGCGGACAGTTCGTCGGCGAAACCGTCTTTCATCCCGGCGCGCGGCCGCATCCGTTCCTGCGCCCCGCGCTCGACATCAAGGGCGCCGAGGCGATCGCCGCGGCGCAGAGCTTCATCAACGCGCACGTCACCCGCTCGGGGATCGTCGCCAGCGCCGAACCCGAGGGCAATGACGAATGACCGGTGTCGATATCATTGGGGCGCTGCTGATCGACGATCGCGCGGTTACGGCCATCGCGCCGGCGGTGCGGATCAAGGCGGGCGCGCTGCCCGACAATGTCGCGTTGCCGGCCTTCCTCGTTCGACTGGTCAGCAGCGTCGAGACCCAGCCGCTCAAGCGCCGCGGCACCATCCGGACCGTCGACCGGGTATCCGTCACGGTCCGCGCCGCAACCTATGCAGAGCAGACCGCCGCGATCCGCGTGATCCGCAGTGCGTGCGCGAGCCGCACCGGCGACATCGCCGGCGCGACCAATGCCTCGATCCTGACCGCCGGTACCGGCCCCGATGCGCGCGGCCCCGGCAACAGCTTCGAACAGACCCAAGATTTCCGCGTCAGCTTCGACGCTCCCGCCTGAAAGGAGACCACCATGTCCGACACCAAGACCAAGCGCGCCAAGATCGTTCGCGATTTCAATGACGCCGGCACCGAAACGCAGTTCACCGCCGGCGCGACCGTCGAGATGACCGAGGGCGCTTTCGCAAACTATCTCGCAGCCGGCCTGGTCGAGGCGGTTGCCGATGAGCCCGTTGCGCCCGCTGCGCCCGCTGCGCCCGCCGGCCGCAAGGCCAGCTAACTCGCCAGCCCGCTCAAGCGGGTTGTTTCAGCCGGCAGCGCCGGCACCCAGCACCAGGAGATCAACATGGGTTCCAACACCGCAGTAGGTTCGTCGCTTGCCATCTCGGCCGCGACGCCTGCTACCCCCGACGCGGCCGGCTATGGCGCGCTGACGTTCATCGAGGTCGGCCAGGTCGAGAAGATCGGCGCGATCGGCGCGAGCTTCGCCAAGGTCGAATTCCAGCCGCTCAAGGGCGCAAAGCAGAAGTATAAGGGCTCGGCCGATTACGGCGCGCTGCAGCCCTCCTATGCGATCGATCCGGCCGATGCCGGCCAGACGCTGCTGCAGACGTCGGCCGACGACGAGACGCAGAAGCTCTACTCGTTCAAGGTCACCTATCAGGATGGGTCGAAGCGCTTCTTCCAGGGCCGCAACTTCGGCGCACCTGAGACGACCGACAGCGCCGACTCGATGCTGACCTGTGCCCCGACGGTCGAGATCTGCACCAAGATCGTCCGCGTCCCCGCCGCCTGATCCTCTTTCCGGTGCCGGCGTTCCCGGCACCTGATCCCCCCTCCCGGCGCCCGCGACGCCGGCTCTCCCTTATGCATCGGCCTGCCTCGCTATCGCGGGTGCGGGGCGGGTCGGTGCACCATCCTCCCGCGAAGGATCCAACATGACCAAGCTTCTGAACATCGCCTCGCTCGCCGTTGCCGCGACCGCCCCCCTTCACATCAAGAACGCTGCCGGCGAGCTGCTGTACGCTGATGCCGAGCGCACGCTGCCCGTCCGCATCCACCTGCATGGCCCTGGCAGCCAGGTCGCCGGCGTCGTCGAAGCCCGCCAGTCGTCCCGCGCGCTCAAGCGCATGCAGGACAATGACGGCAAGATCACCGCGGCATCGCGCGAGGAGCGTATCGCCGAGACGTCCGAGGATCTCGCCGCGCTGACCGCGTCGTTCGAGAATTTCGAATATCCCGCCGACGTCACCGGCGAAGCGCTGTTCCGCGCCCTGTACGCCGACCAGTCGCTCGGCTTCGTCACCAAGCAGGTGATGAAGTTCTTCGGTGATTGGGGAAACTTCAGCGCCGCCTCGAAGGCGGCCTAACCCTCTACGTCCGGCAAATGGCGTGGCTGCATGCCACGCCCAAGCCGGACGAACGAAGCCGGCGGGGCAAGGCTGAATCGGATGCCCCCCGGCATAGCCGGATCGATACGCTCAAACGCAAGAAGATCGATCCGCAGATGCCGCCCAACCCGGCGCCGCACATCACCACCTGGCTGATCGAGATCGGCCTGAGTGAGGCGG